ATACATTTCTTTAAATAAATGCCATTAGTCTTAAAGTCACCATGTATTCCAGGCATTATTAACAAGTGATTAAATGTACCAGTTGCTACACCTTCAGCGAACTTCCATCTGTTTGCTACGCATTTATCATTACTCATGTGATTAAATCTTGTAAAGTCCTGCACACCCTCACGAGTATTAGCTGATACATCACGACTGTTAGCAAAACCTATTATCTTAGTATAATCAACATCGAAGTTGGAGTCCAGTAAATCAACATATTTAGTATCTTCAGTAAGTGTAACACCAGGGTCAAGGTTAGCTAGATACAGATTAAGTCCATTGTCTTGTTTAGCCTTTACATTAAAAGCACTATCAATAGTATTAACTTTACCACCAACATAACTACCAAGTAAATCAACGCTTCTAACTCTACCATAAGGAGAACCACCAAACTCCATTAGTATATCATTAGCTGATTTAGAAAGCATAAGAAGCTTACCTATATTTGTTACTGTGTTAGTTTTTATTACTCTGTGTATACCAGTTGTAGGGTTTACAATTTCAATTTCAACGAAACCTCTAATTTTTGTACTGTCAACCTTATTTAATCCTAAACCTAACATTTTATATTACCTCCTTCATTCAAAGTCAATATTGTAGATATCATTAATTGACATGCTATCTAAGTAGTTTTCTTCAGTTATTATAGTAGATATCATGTCAATTTCACACACATCAGATAAACCTATTTCTTCAATTGTATCTTTATCGTATAATGTGACACTAATTAATGTTATATCATCTATATCATTGATACTAACAGTATCAATACTGTCAATATCTGAAGGTGCTGGAGAACTCTCTATATCAATATCGAATAAATCTATTATTCCTATTTCATCTAAGTGTTGTTGTTCAAGTATATTTACTTTAATAGTGTCTGTTTCATAGGTGTCAACAATATTTATTTTATCCATTACATCATCTAAGTCAATTGCCTCATTAGAGTATATCTCAATATCATGTAAGTCATTAATCTTTACCTTATCTAAGTAAATAACATTAATAGGCTCTTTAGGAAATGTATTATCTTCTTTATTTACCTCTGTTTTAAAGAATATATTAAAGCCACCAGCAGGTATAAGTAGATAATAAGGTGTATCATCTTCTTCATCCGTTTCAACTTCAATCTTTACAGTAATGTCGCCATAACCAGGGTTAGGTGTTTTTAAGTTTATTTTACCGTCAATCTTAAAATTTCCAATATTAACATATTGCCTGTCAGTGCCAATAACTACACCATCTTGTATAATAGTTATTACTATATATGCACCTACACCACCAGCACCACCTAAATAGCCAGTTAAACTATACTCTCCAGTCGATACTCCACCATAAGGTGGTATTAATCCATCAGTGCTTTCATTACCACCAATAGGAAAGTTAGAGGGACCAGGTTGTTCAAAAGTAGGGGGAGGGTCCTTTGGTTTATCTTCAATGTCAAAGTATATATATCCTTGGTTAGCCTCTATGGGAGTTATATAAAATAATCCGCCATCTTTAATAGTTAAAAGACTACAATCATCCATACTAGTGCCAGTTGTCTTAATACAATTGATATATATTTTATTTACATTAGTAGGTACATCAGCAACTATAAGATTTAAGTAGAATAGCACAAAGTCCTCTTGAGGCATATTAGATGTATTTTGACCTCTAACTATTAGTGTCCTAGATGCTACATTACTTTCATCTATTACAATATTAGTACCAAAATCACCATAATCAACGCTATCATATATCGCATATGAGTCCCAAGTTATCTTAGCTACGAATGCTGCAACACCAATGTTTACACCAGTACACATTATAGGTATTCTAACTAAACTATATGTTTTATTATCGCAATATTTAGTGCCTGCTGTTATTCCTATAGTTGCATATTTACTTAATTTTATAGGTTTTTTATTAACAGTAACAGCATTATCTACTTTATTTCTATTTTGTTTTTTATGCCTTCCTACAATAAGACCAGCTATAAGAGCGAACCATTCTTTCTCATTTAATTCCACAATGCAGTTAACCTCCTTTCTATTTACTTTATGCATCCACAAGTTACTTTTTATATTTTAATGCTTACACTAAAGTTACTTTCTTCAACATTACCTATAGGTGTATCCTCGATTATATTACTTTTATTTTTTTCTTTTATTTTATCTCTATTACCAGATATAGCAATACCTAGTAAGAATAGCTCAATTTCTTTTTTTGTATCTAACATATAAACACCTCCATTATTCTAGGTCAGCATATATTCTTGGTGTACTTATAAAGTCAACATCATCCACAAGTATTCCTAGCATATCATTATTTTCATCTGATATAAACACACACTTTAAAGGTTTAACATCACCTTTCCACTCCACTATAAGACCATTATTGTAACGCTCACATCTCTTAAGAGATACTGCCTCTGCAACAGCATCAACGACCTGTTCTTTATTAATGTCCTCGCTTTTATATAACTCAACATTAGATAAATACAATGTACCAGGAGCATTATCATAGTTATTAAAGTATATTTCCATTGACCTTATATTCTTTAATTCTACTTGTACAATTGTTTCATCTATATATTTATTGTCTACTACTTTATCCCTAGATAATAGTATTTTACCAGTTTGCACAGTATCATCTAAATACACGATTTTAATATCTATAGAACTCGTAGGAGAATAATCATAATCGTCATTAAAGGTGCCGTAAAATGTTACTTTAAACTTAATGTAACTGGAGCCCGGAATGATACCACCTTTATCTAATAGTAGCTTTACGCTACTGTTAATAGGTAATGCTATTTTCTCATTGTCAATACTAGCACCATTATATGCTGTCCAACCAGAGTCATTCCAAGCTGGTATTAGATTACTTGTTAACCAATTCATACAACAAGCCTCCTTTTAGTAACTAAAATTGATATACCTTTTCCCCTCTACCACCCGACCTCCAGATTTTTACATATCTACAACTTTACCCTAACCACCTAAACACCTAACCAAAAATCACTTCTCAAAAACAACCCGAAACTATTTCCAGTTTTTTTACACTGACTGCATATCAATTTTTTGTCAATGCTTACTCAATTTTTTAATCAATGTTAGTATAAATTTTTGTAAGTTAAAAATTATTTTAACTTTCACAATAATTTAATCAACAAAGTCATTAATTTTAGAAATATGTTGAAAATAGTATTACTGATTACATATTTTATTCTATACGTAGTGCTGCAGAGTTTAATACCGAAATATTACATGTACTAGAAACTCCTAAACTAAGCTTTATACTACTTAAAATACATGTACCATCAAAGTCAACTAAACCAGATTTTACACCTACAATGTCAGCTAATTCTAATAATGGATGACCTTTAGTCCTTAATGTTAAATAACTTACATCAGCTGATAAATAGTGTAATATTATAGTACAATATTCTTCAGCATAACGGTCACTTTGTATCAACTTAGCATCTATTTCTATATACTTACGCCTTTCTACTGGAATACCAGATATATACCTCTCCATAACAGCAGTATTTTCGATTAAACAATCTCCTTTTACTACTAATTTAGCTTTAATAGCTGTTTCTTTAGGATTAGTAACATTTAATATAATGCTATCTTGTGTCCACCTTATATTATTTATACTAATAGTAACATCAGATTCAACAGGTACAATTGTTACATACTCTATTTTATCAGCTTTTTTATTATTACTAAAAGTAAATTCGCTTAATTCATTAGTACCAGCAGGTATTTCAAAGTCACTAATTTCAAGTAATGTATCACCTTTTACAACAGTAGGGTTAGTATACTTTAATCTTACTGCATTATAAGTATCTAATAAGTCAGTACCTAATGCCACCTCGAATGTATTAACCACACCATCAAAGTCCATACGCTTTGTAGCTTTATTTGCTAAGTCAAGTAAATCTACTACTTGTATAATTCCATTACCGTCTACGAATATATTACACATATAACTCTTTGCCACACTGTTTAACACATCTTTTAGCTTAGTACCAAATGTATATGTATATTTAATAGTCTTTGTAAGAGTATCGGCTATATTATATTGACTAGCATTTAAACCTACACTGTTAAATATACTTGCTAGATACTCTTTTACTGTTTGATTTCTTTTTATACCAACAATATTAACAGGCTGATTTCCTATATATTGTAGTATATCAGCACCATTAATTGTTACTTTATTATATCCACCATTACCACTACTGTTTTTAATATCAGTAGCATAGTACTCACCATGTTTAGTAAATACTCCACCATCAATACTAATGTACCACTCTATTTTAAAACCTTCGCTTAATAGTCCAAAATAAGGGGATGTTTTATTATTTTTAACGAATTTCTTATCTTTATCCATCAGTTTAATACTTATAGTGCCTGACCTAACAACACCAAGGGGGTCGGTGTTGTTATCAGCAAGGTCACGTTGAATGTCAACTTGTAATACCTCATCAGTACCTACACCCTCATAAACTACTCCAGAGTTGAAAGTAAATCTAACCTTGTTACTATATTTATTCCAATTGCTGTCTAACATTACACCTCACCTCCTTAATATTCAATCCATGTCATACTAAAATTGCTATATACTCTCAAGTTAGGGTCACTATTCCATAACACAAGTTTAAAAGTAACAGCTTTAAAATATGCGTCAAACTCCAACTGTCCGCCTTTATAACTAGGCATACTTACTTTAAATCTATATGTTTTATCATCAACATACTTTTCCCAACTCTCGCCTAGCATAGTTATAAGTGATGCACCTAATATATAATCATAAGTCCACACTGCTTTATATTTATGAGCTACAGGTCGGAGGGTGAGTGTAGCATCCTCCAACCTGTTTTCATCTGTTACTATAGGAGTTAACTCATAATCTATGCTAGTTGGAGTTTGTACTTGAGTGTTATTTACTTTACATATAACGCTCATATACTAAACCCTCCTTTAAAATGATAAGCTACCAAGATAACCATTACGAGCCATTATTCTTGCAATTATATCAGTTAACCACTCGTAGCCTCTGTCGTCTTGTATCAACGTACCTATATTAATATTAGGAGTACTACCTATACCATTAGTACTAATAGCATTAGCAACCTCACGTGCAAAGTCCTTAATAAACTGGCTATTTTGTAATGGTATAACTCCTTCAGCACCAGCCTCACCTATTAATGCTACGGTAGCCTGTGTTACTATACCACCATCAGCAAGTTTAGGTATTTTAGGTATATCAAAGCCGAACTTCTTACCACCAATAATCGGTACCCAATCAGGTATGTCAAAACTGATTTTATTAAGGCCACCAATTAAGAAATTAAGACCGTCAATTAAGAAGTTTATAGGAGCTTTTAATATTGATAGTAATGCATCCCATATACCAGCTACTATATCTTTTAAACCTTCCCATGCTTTCTCCCAATCGCCAGTAAATACACCAACTATGAAATCAATGATTCCACCAATGGTTTGTATAATACCTTCAGCTACACCAGCAATCAATTCTACTGCAGTACCTACTACATCTCCAATTATACTAAATACAACAGAGAATGCTGAAACTAAGTTCTCAAATAACCAAGATACAATAGGCGCTATAAATTCCTTATATATAACGGATGCATTTTCTATTAGCTTGCCAACAAACTCCGCAACTCGGTCAATCAAAGGTTTAATAGCTTCCTCGTATACTCTCTTAAACTCTTCTATCCAACCTTTAATAACTGGATATATATGTTCGTTCCACGCTGTCAATACTGTTTGTGATATTTGTTCAAAGCCTTCTCTAAAGTTTGTCAATGCTGGTCTTACGTATTCATCATAAGTGTTACCAATAGCAGTAAATGCATCACTGACAACAGTTTTTACATTACCAGATATATCAGACATCAAGTCTGATATATTACTTAGAGTTGTTTCTATATATGGATACATGTTATTAAGGTAAGTATCAACCTCAGTAGATGCGTCAGACAAGAATTGAGATACTAGTTCAACAGGCTTTAATGTTAAGTCACTTAGTACACTAATAGTGTTAGAGACAACCTCCTGTGTACTACTATCAGTAAAGAAATCATATACTAAGTCACCTAACTTACCTACAATATTACCAGCATTGGAGTAGTAATTACCAATATTAGTAAAAATATTATTAATAGTGTCAGTTAACTTTCCTTGATTGTTAGTTAAATAATCAGATAAACCACCAATAAGTGCCTCACCGATTCCTATACTAACCTTTGTTGCACTCCCCGCAAAGTCACCAATACCACCAGACCATTTAACTAGCATATCTTTAAATGAGTCAGATGTACCTTGTCCTATATTTAATATACTATC